CGAGAGCCAAGAAGACCCCGCAGAAGAGGCCGAGGAAGAAGAAGAATTTGAGCCGTCGCCGCCGCCGGTCCCGGAGCCATCCGTGACCCATGAGCCGCCGCCTGTCGTGAAGAGCGGGCAGCGTTTTGGTCGATCCTACGCCAAAGCCAGGCGGCCCTTTATCTTCCATACGGACAGAGAATGAAGATCGCCCAGCCGCTACCGAGCGGAAGCCATATCGACTTCAGGAGTCACCCGAACTTTGGGCTGACGCACATCAACCGCATCAATGACTGGGAGGGTAGCGATTCGTATATCGGCCCTGCCAACGTAGTGGAGCTGCCGGTGGAAGACACGTCTGAACTGCACCCCTACAAGCTGCTGACCAAAGGAACCGACAGCGCCGGCGTGCTGCGCCAGCCTGGCGATATCGTTCACATCCACGTCTCGCAGGTTGGCCCGCACCATCAGAAGCTGCCCGATCACGAATACCCGGCCGTGCCGGAAAAGATCGAGCGGGTTGCCGAGTGGCCCGGTGGAATGAGCGAGCCGTCGCGCATGGCGGAAATGATGGGGCTGCTCGAAGCCAGCCGCGCCCGCCTTATGGAAGTCGAGAAGGACGCCGGCGCCAAGGCGCAGAAGATCGCCGATCTGGAAAAGGCCGCCCGCGAAGCCGAGGGCAAGATCGCCAATCTAGAGGCGGATGAAAAGAATAAGGCGCGCCGCATCGAAGAATTGCTCGACGCGGTCAACACCGGCCATCGCCGAGTCAACGAGTTGGAAGCCGTCCTCGAGGCGCAAAAGCGTCCCGAGCTCGCCAAACCACCCAAAGACGAAAAGCCGGCCGAAAAGCCGGCCGCCAAACCCTCAACTTAGCCGTCAGGAGTCCGATGAGAAAGATCGCTACGCTGGCCGTGGCGCTGCCGCTGCTCGCCACCACCGCAGCATTGGCCGCATCACCCAAACCCTTTGCTCCGATCGTTATCGACCAGGCGAAGCTGAACGAGATGGCGCAGTGGGCCGACCGCGAGCTGCGCGGCCCCGAGAAGGTCATGCTATTCGAGTGGTTGAACACGCAAGAGCAATTGGCGCAGTCCGCCGCACAAGTTGCGGCTCCGCCCGCTCCGGCTGCTCCACCGGCGGCGCGCCCCTCTCAGTCACATATGCCGACGATGGGCGGACCCGCTAAAAAATGATCCGCCACTGGACTCTCGCCGCTGGACTTGTGCTCGCCGCCACGGCGGCGCACGCACAAGCTGTCATTCAGTCTGGCCCTTGGCAGTTGGGGCATGCCCCGATGTATGTCGGCGGTGGAAACGGCGGGGTTCCGCCGGTTATGGATGCCGGCAATGCCAGCGGTTATTCTGTAGCCGGCACGACGGGAACCGGCTTTAGCGAGACCCTACAGAAAAACCGCAGCCCCTTACCGGGGAGCGGTAGCGGGCCGCTTGGGGCTCACAACTGCGCCTACAGCACGCCCGACGCACCGCTTTCGGCGACCTTCAGCTACTTCTGTGTTGATGCCAACATTGGGGGGAACCCCGCGATTGTGGTTGGCGGCAATCCGCCGGTCTCGGGCCTTTCGGTATGGATCAACGGCATTGAGCATACCTTTTCCCCTGCGACGGGGGCTTCGCCGCAATGCGTTAACCCGGTGGCGTATGGCGCGGACCCCAACGGGGTGGCCGACAGCACCGCCGCCTTCAATGCCGCCGTCGTCGCGGGCATGACGAGCGCTGGCGTTTGTATCGAGTTCCCGCCAGGTACGTTCAAATCGGCAACCGGCTATACCATAACCATTCCCAACGGCACGGTTTCAGCCACTGTCAAGGGCTCGGGAACGGCCGTGACGCGTCTCTATATGCCGAACACTGTGACGGCGGGGTTGCACTTCATCCGTGGGACCGGGCCATCCTTCGCGCAGGGGCAGATAACTCACGTATCTGACTTGGCGATCCTGACGGGGGCGGTTGATGGCGGGATCGGATTGTTGGACACTTCCGGCGCGTCGGGTAGCAATGTCGGAACCGATCGGATCAACTTAATCGTTGCCGGGAACACCACTAGCCAATATTGGACGAAGGGGATCGAGGAAGATGCGCGCGCCATCACAAGCGGCGGCAATCCCGGTTTCGTTAACTATAGCAACGTCAATATCACCGGCGGCAGCGCCCAAGGGACTCATGGGTTGGGTATCGGCGTTCAATTACTTGGTCCCAACGATTCGGCTTTTTCGGCGATCGAATATAACTTCTCAACGCCGTTTTTTGGCTTCCTTGCGGTTGGGCTGGATACCGGCCCCAAAGACGTTCAGGGAATCACGCTGTCGCAGGCCAATTGGGTCAATGGCGGGATCGGGATTCGCATCCCGTCCGGCGGCACGGTGGAAGTGCTTACCGTTGAGAACGGATCACAATTTGGCGGCGGCGATAACGCCATCGAGATTGACGGTACGCTAGAGGGACTGTGGATCCAGAACAGCTTGTTTTACGTTCAAAGCACCAGCGGCCCGACATCCGCCATTCATGTGAACGCGGGCGGCAGTTTGGATGATCTGTCGTTTCAAAACAACCAAGCCTACGGAGGGTTTGGGGCCGGAGGCAATTACCTCATAAATTTCTCTGGCGGCTCCTCCGGCGTTCGCGGCCTCATTTCCGGCAATATTATCAACACCTTCGCGTTTGGCGTCAACCTCCAGGGCAGCGGCACGACGAACGTTAGAGACTACAGCGTTTATGGGAATAACTTTCAGAATGTTGCGCAGCCTTTTATCGACTCTACAAACGCCGACAACAACCGATCGTTTGACTTGAACGGGAAGTCAGCTCTGCTGCTGGACTCGTCCGACAATCTTTTGGTCGGGGCCGCCGGGGTCAACAGCGTCTATATCAACACGCCCTTTCACACCTATGCGGGGCTGGATATCGGAACCGGGTTTGGGTTGAGCTTGGCGGGTACGCCAGTCCTAAATCTAGGAACTGCCGATGTAGAGCTTGGAATAACGGCGGTCGGCAGTGGCACCAATGTCTCCGTCACCGGCACGGGTGATCTTCGGGTGCCGGCGACGGTGACGGCTACCGACTTCGCTTCTGCGGGTCAATTCGGCATCAGCACGTCGGCCACGGTCAGCGGCTGCACCCTGACTTACACCAAGGGGCTGTTGACAGCAGTCGGAGGTAGCTGTTGACCACATCGATTGATGTCGTCAACTACGCGCTTGAGCTGATCGGATCGCAGCAAACGATCACATCCTTCAACGATGTGCCGGTCGGGCTCGCGGCCAATATCATCTATGTGCCGACCATACAGCTCGTGATGTGGCAAACCCAACCGGACTTCGCTCGCGTCGAGGGTCAAGCCCTAGCGATAGCCACCGGCAAGACGGCCCCGCCAGGGTGGACGTATGTCTATACGTACCCTTCCGATTGCGTGCAGATGCGGTATGTTTACCCGGCCATCTGGCCGCCCTTTGATCCCCAAGCGATACGGTCCAGCATCGGCTTCGATAAAACCGCCACCGCCGCTAAGGTCGTCTGGAGTACCGTCCAGAATGCGGTGGCGAGCTACACGTCGTCAGCGGTAACGGAGAACCAGTGGGATTCCGCCTTCATGCAGGGCGTAATCCGCCAACTCGGCAACGTGCTGTCGATGGCCCTCGCCGGTCGTCCTGAGTATGCGCGTGAGCTTTTGCAGCAAGCCGAGATGTACCATCAGATGGCGGAATCCTTGGACGAATCCGGGGTGCGGCCCTGATGGCCACTTCGGTTGAAGACCTCTGTAACCAAGCGCTGCGCCTCATCGGTTACAAAATGCGCATCGGCTCAATCTATGAGGGAAGTGAGCCAGCTAAGGCGTGTCTTGAACTCTACGGACAAACTAGGGATGAGCTTTTGCGCGAGCTGTATCCCGACTTCGCGCGCGTCAACGATGTGGCGCTCAGCTTGCTCAAAGGTCCGCCGCCGCCCGGTGGCTACAACCCCGCACAGCCGTGGAGCACGACCTATCCGCCATTCCCGTGGCTCTACGAGTACGCCTACCCCGCTGACTGCCTCCAGTTCCGCGGCATCATTCGGCCTCCCGGCATGTTGCCGATGCGCGATCCCCGCCCGGTGCTATGGAGCGAGAGCAGCGATAACACGCTGGCAACCCCAGCACGGGTGATCCTGACGAATGTGGCGGGCGCGATCGGGGTGTATTGCGGCCAGATCACCAACCCGGCGGCATGGAACCCGCTCTTTACCGCAACCTTTGTCGAGAGCTTGAGTAAGAAGCTATCGGTGCCGTTGGTGCAGAACCTTGACCTTGCCAAGCTGACAGCGCAAGAGAGTGCCGCTGAGGCTGTCGTCAGCGACCAGCATCGAGGCTAGGGATGTGCGACGAGAAATTCTCCGAGATGACGGAACGAGTGGCCGCTGCCGCCTATGCGGAATTTTCGGATAACGATCCGACTGCCGAATTCGCGTGGTGGTACGGCAAGGATGAAGGCGAGCCCTACGATTGGCGGCGGGAAGCTGATAGCACATCAGTCGGGACTGCGGGCTTTCTTCGGTGCGCTAGGGCCGCGATAGCTGCGATGCGTGAGCCGACTGAGGCGATGAGGGGGGCTGGGAAGCTGGAAATGATCTATGCAGAGGCCGGCCCATCTCATCTAGCTTTGGCCGATGATTGCGCGGCCCCAGTCTGGCGGGCGATGATCGACGCGGCGCTCAAAGCGTAGGCCCCGAACTTGAGTGCATTAGCTGAGGTTTTTGAGATCATTTTGAGCTTGCCGCGATCGGCCTTCGGAGACTTCTCGCGCATTATTCCACTTGAGGTTCCCGAGGGGCTGTACGCGCGTTTCATGATTGAGCGGCATGGCTTGCCTGAGCCCGTGTTGGTGGTTGAGGGGCTGCCGTTGCCCAATATCCTTTTCAAGGGAGTCGCGGTTCACCCTCCGCTCGCCGAGATAAACGGCCGTGCAGCCTGAGGATATTGTCAACCGCGCACTTGATGTTCTGCCCGGCGTCCGCCGCACGATCGGCTCGCTGGAGAGCGATGGCACGACCGAGTCGGAAGCCGCGCGTCGCATTTACGGGCGCGAGCTGCGGGCATTGCTGCGAGCCGCACACTGGGATTGGGCACGCAAACGCACGACCCTGTTTCTGCTCGCCGACGCGACCGGGCAAACACCCAATGTCAGCACCTATGTCGAGTACCCGTGGATTTACGCCTATGCGTGGCCGAACGATTGCGTGCGGGCGCGGTGGCTGCCGTGGACCGGCACGCCGCCAGGTGCGCTCGCAGGCTTTGGTGCGCCGCCGCAAAACATCCAGCCGGTTCCCGGCAATGTGCCGATATCTTCTGGCCTCAACGTCGTGTCGCCCGGCCTTGCGGCCTTTGAGGCTCCGGCGCGGTTTCTCGTCTCGTCAACCGATCAATATCCGTCGCAGGCCGGCAACCCGCCGTGGGACCAGGTCGCCGATTACGAAGGGCTGGAGGGCACCGGGCCGGTCAACCGCCGCGTCATCCTGACCAACGTGCCGCCGCAGATACAGCCGCTGGGGGCGCAAACCCTTCCCGGCCCGCAACTGGTGTACACCTATCTGGCGCTCGAATTGGAGTTATGGGACGCGCTCTTTGAAAACGCGATGGTGCATGTGCTGGCCTCCTATCTGGCCCCGGTTGTCATGCCCGACCCCAAGCTCGCATTGGGCGAACGCAACGCCCACGTACAGATCGCGCAGCGCGCGGTGCGGGATGCTCGCGTGGCCTCAGCCCAAGAGGCCGGCTGGAAGCAAACGACCGATCACACGGCCGACTGGATTGCCGCAAGACGATCCGGCTGGGCACGGTGGGGCAACCAGCCGTGGGGCGGCGGTGGTGGCCCCGGCTACTACGGCATGGGTTATGAGGCGATGACCTTTTCGGACGGTAGTGTATTTTGAAGCTGGCGAAGATGCCAGCGCCTGCGTATAGTGGTCTGCGTCATGCCGATATAGCATTTACCGGTCGGTATGCAGATTATGCGATAAATAAAGACCGG